TAAATTTAACTGCTCTTGCAACATAATCTCCAGCTTTAAAGTTTTGATAACTACCAAAGGTTACATTGTCATCTGATAAAGCTATTTGTAATTGAACATTAGTAGATATGGCTTCATTTGTACCACCATCAAATAAACCTTGTTTTGAATCAAATAATCCACTTTGAGAATCGAAGTTATCTACATAATCTAAGTGATCTACATTAAGTTGATTTAATAATAGTTTAATTTTAAATTTAGCACCAAAGTCAAATCCATCAAAATCATAAGTACCAGAACTTACAACAGAATTATCACCACCATCAAATAATCCAACAGCATCGTGTACATTTCCAACTCCATCATCAAAATTATTTGATGTATCTAATATTAATGCGTTATCTACAGCAACACAATCAGTTTTAGTTCCTGTAAATGCTGTTTCTTCTGTAATTGTTGTAATAGGTTTAACACCATCTATAACTTGTTGGGATATAACAACTGATGTTGCTGTTGCTGATCTTACACCAAATTTATCTACAGCTTTTATAAAATATTTTCCAGCACCTACAAATGGAGTTACTACAGAAGTTGCTGGTCTTGCAATTCTTGGAACGAGTACAGTTGTATTTGCATAAATAGTTTCAGATGTATTAGAAGTGAATCTTATTTCATAAAAATCTAAGTCTAAGTTTGTTACAGCATCAAAAGTATGATGAAGTTTATCTCCAACAACATCTATTGAATAATTTTGAACAGTATCAGGTGGGTCAAATGCAGTTATAACTTCGTGTTTTGTAGAAGTAAATGCTGATTTTACACCCAAACTATTTATTGTTCTAGCCCGAATATCATAAATGACACCCTCTTTAACAGGATATTTTTCTATAATAGTATTAGACCCTCTACGCATTAGTCTATAATTTGTTGCAGTAGATTCTTTGTATTGAACTTCAAATTCATCTGCGAATGAATCTGTGTTTGATAGATTAACAATTAATTTAGATACAACTGAACCATCAAATAATTCTATAACTTCATCTGATACTGAATCAATAGATGGTTTTTGAACAGATGTTGGATTAGGTAAAATAGTATCTGCAATAGTTGGTATAGGATTCTTTTCATTAAATGTATAAAAATTATCTTGGTGTTCAAATAATTGAACATTTACAGTTAAGTCTTCGTTAATTTCTAATCCTAAAACTCTAAAAGGTTTAGCATTAAATCCACCACTTGGATATGTAATTGCTACTATATCTCCAATTTCTAGTTCTAAAAATTCTGATGTTAATGTTAATTGTATTTGTAATTGATTTCTTGATCTTCTTAAAATAACTTCACATAAAGCCTCTGCACCAAATTGATTAGTTACATTAGGAAATTGAAAGTTACCCTCTAATAAAGTTCCGTTATCTTGTGCTAACATTGTTGCGTGTTTAAATTCAGTTGCAACAACAGTATCATCTGCTGGTGGAAAAGATACAGTATCATTCTGCCAATTCTTATCAGGATTAACAAATGTACCAATTACACGATTGTATTTATTATTTTTTCTTTCTCCTAAAACTTTAGCACCACCTACAACATGATCTGCTGTTATTGTTTTAACTGCTGTGCCTGTACCCTCAATTTTAAGTTTATAAACACCATTATTATAAGTAAATAATGATCTCATTGGATTAAGAAGTTTTTTAACATTCTCAATTACTTTTTGGTCAGTATCTATAACTGCATTAGTTTCAAATTGATCAAATGCTGTTCCACCTGTATATGGAGTGATTTGTGTTTCACATTCATCTGCTGAAGTTTTAAAAGATGCAAAGTCAGATTCAAATGCACTATTCGGTAATCCTTTTCCGTATCTATTATTTCTTAAATAGTCTAATAATATTAAAGCAGAGTTTGATGTGTATGCAGTTGTATCAGTTCTTGGGTCATAAACTTTTCTGCCTTTTAAAGTAACTCTTACTTGTGGAATTGAGCTAAATATATCTTGATTCCATTTAAACCTAAAAGCTAAATAACAAACACCTCTTAGTCTATGATTAGATGTCCAATTAGTAGAGTTAGTTAATATTGAAGATGCAACTTGATTATCTGTTCCATAAAATGCTTGTATTTGAATATGTGAACTACTTTTATAAAAATTAGAATCTGAACTATCTACTTCTCTTAATGTTCCATCCGTTAATGCACCATCAAATGTAACTTTTTTATCATCAATGTAAATTTCTTGTATTTCTTCAATCTCTCCTTCGCAAACTACTCCAGCCATATATAAATATTGATTATCGTTACCAGAACTTTCTAAAAATACTCTTGTGATTCCTACTTGTCTTCTTCCATAAATAATAGGTATTTGTGCATTGTTAGATGACTTATTAATTAATACACCTTTTTCTTCTTCAGGTGTTTCAAAATCAGGAATATCAGGTGTTGGTATTAGCCACCCAATAAAACTTGTTACAACATTTACTACTGCTTCTACTACACCACCCATTAGTGAAAACTCCTTTTAAACTTTTGACCAACTCTATAAATATCTTGATCTACTCTTAACCAATTAATAGAATGATCTATCTTTAATTGTTTTCTAAAGTAATTATAAACCCAACGCATCATTTTAAATGTATTTTTAATAGACACAATTTCAATTAACCATAGATTGCTACCAGAGTTCCATTCATTAGGTTTAATCTTACCTGTTTGTTTAAATCTTTTTTCTACTAAGTCATGGATATAAGCCCAATTAACAAAGCCAACTAATTCGTTATTATCATAAAATTTTTTATATTGATTAAGTTTGATTGATGGTTTTAAATAGTTAGTTAGTTCTTTACCTTTATAACGATCAAACTTGTTAAATAGATTAATAACATCTTGCATTATGATCTACCCCATTTAATATCTTGAACTGTTTGTGATGCAAATTCAAAACCTTTATCATTAGCAAAGTGTAATTGTTGTGAGCCTGTGTTTGTTTTTCTACCCTCTATTTTACTAAAATCTGACCAATGAGATGCAACAACAATATTAGCATTAGATTGGTTAATGCTTTCATCAATACTGAAAGATTCTATTCTGCCTTTGAATAAAAGAAATGGGTCAGCAATAACTTGTTCACTACTATCTAAAAAGCCTTTATAAACTTCAGCTTCTTTTTCCATATATTGATTAGACAAAAATAAAGATATGATTGTTTGATCTGCACCAGAGAATGAAAGTGTAATATTAGAAACTTCTACTTCTGAAGATTCTTTAACACTTGTTAATTTAGTAAATAATGATGATGCTGAATATGTATTAGAATCGTAAGTAATATCTTTATAATGGTCGGTAAATCTATAACCTGTATCTACATTAATATAAACGAGATTAATAGGCTGTAAGCTATCTGTTGCAAGTTCATTCTTTACTGCTGTTGTTAGAGTTCTCGTCATATAATTCGTAATTACTTTGAGTTAAGTTTTCAGTACCTTTTACCATAGTAAATTCAAATTTGCTATTAGGTTTCTTGTATTCCTTTAGATCGTTAATTGAAGTATCTATTTGATCTTCATTAACAATAATTTCAGCAATAAAATCGGCAGTTATCTTGTGGGTTATTTTATATTTTTTCATTATAATTGTTCTATTAAATCTATCTGATACTTATAAAGATCGTTAGTTACAATATTATATTCTTGAATATCATTTTTAAGTCTTACAGTAAAATCAACATTATCATAAACTAATGCAACATTATTTGCTACATCTGATCTTAATGGTGGTTCAAATGTAAGTGTGCCAGAGCCTGTACCATCTGCATCTAAATCTTCAACTGCCATATAAACTTTTTCTTGCCCAGAAAATCTAAAATAATCTCCAGCTTTTAATATTCCATTTGTACTTATTGTCATGCCATCTATTGTGCAAGTCGTAGCACCAGAAGATATAGCACCATCAACACTTATAGTTCCTGTAGCAACACCTTGTGCATTTGAAACAACAGGTGGAATAACTGTAAATGTATTTAATCTTGATCTTTGTTTCATAAGAAATGCTTTAATAGGTGCAAAGTTTGATCTAGTCATTGGTGCATAATCCAAAGTAATTGTAAATTTTTGTCCATCAATTTGTCTTGTTTGAACTCTACCAGATGTAGTTACTGAAACTATTGTATTTTGCTCTGAGCCTATTTGAGCATCACTTGCAACGGGAGATGTTGGAAATTGTCCAGCCATATTATACTAATGCCTCTTTACCTTTTTCATTTAATGCTGAATTAACTGCATTAACGATTGTTGCTCTATTATCTAATAATAATTCTTTTACACCTTTTACATCAGTTGCACTAATGTTAAAATTAACTGTTGTTGCACCACCCATACCACCTGTACCTCTTGCAGATTGAGTTATTTGTCCTGTTTGGTTTGGTATAAATAATTCAGGCCCTTGTTCTCCAACTACGATTGGTCTATTTTTTGATACAGCACCACCTTTTGCAAAACCAAAAAAACCACCACCAGAACCACCACCACCACCACCAAGTGCTACTAAGATTGCTTGAAGTGCAACTTGTTTTTGTTTTTCTCTTGTAATATTTTTTTCAGTATTTAATCTTGCATTTTCTTTATCGAATAATTTACCTAATAAAAATTTTTCTATTGTTAATAATGCTATTCTTTCAATAGTCTTAGCAATAATTTCAATTAATAAACTTCTTGCTATTTGTTTAAATGTTTCTGCCATTCCTTTTCCTAAAACAATAGATTGTGCAATTCCTCTTGAAAAAGAGCTAATTGTAGAAGTCATTACTGAAAATATTTCACTAGATAATGAAAATTGTTCATTTTGTTCTTTAATCTGATCTGTTATTTGTTCTAATGTTGATTTCTGTCTTTTATAATTATCATGTAAGCTATGTTGAAAATCAAAAACACTTTCTGTATTTTTCTTAATTTTTTCTTGTACTAAAGATGTATTTTCTGTTGCCTCTTTTAATTTTTTTTGTGCTTCAGCAGTTCGCATAATACTATCTTCATACGATCTTAAATCTCTTAATATTTGTCTTTGTTGTTTGTTTATAAATTGAATATCAATTCCAGGAATCTTATTTAATAAATTTAATAACCCCTCATAAGCATCTCGAACACCCTCAACAGCAGTTGCAATACCTTTAATAGATATTGAAAATAATTTTACTGCACCAGCCAAAACTCCACCAATAACTTCTGAAATAGTTTCAAAGGCATCTGCATTTTCTTCTATAAATTCATTTAAGTCTTTAAACTCTCCTTTTAAAGCACTAAAAAATTCTGCATTGGCAACATTCTTTTTAAAGTTAAACAATTTATCTCCAAGCATTGATAAAGTACCAGTAAATGTATTAGCAAGTTCATCAGTTGCACCACCAAATTTTCCATCTTTACCAAATACTCTTTCAAATGCTTTAATAGTTTCTTCTGCTGTTACAGTTGCACCAGCTTTAAATCCAAGCATATCTCTAACACCTTTTTCTCTAAAGATGTCAGCAGAGGCGATACCAGCAGTAAATGATCTTTGTATTTGTTCTCCAGCAGTTTGAAAATCTATACCTGTTACTGCCGCAACATTACCTGTTATTTCTAAAATTTTTGAAAGTCTATCAGCATCTCCAGCAACTACTGCTAAATTTCCTGATGCCGCCTGAATTTGCTCTAGTGAAAATGGAACTTTAGATGCAAAATTTGCCATTACATCAAAGGCTTTTGCACCTTCTTGTGTACTACCAAATAATTGTTTTAATCTTACTTGTAAATCTTCAACACTTCTTCCTGTATTTACAAATGATTTTACAACAAGACCACCACCAAGACCAACTAACGCACCCTTTACTGAAAATACTGCATTTTTTAATTTATCTAATCTACCTCTAATTCCATTAAAGGCTTGTTTAGTTTTATCTTGTGCAAGTATATTTATTTTAAGATTCTGTGCCATTATCTGTGTTTTGCTTTCCTCATAGCTGATTCATGTTCCTCTTGTT